GGAAGGTATGATGACCGATATTAACAAAATATTTAAGCAATTTTACGGAATAGATGATGTAATTAAGAATGGTATCCCAGAAGGAATGAAAATTCCATTTTATTCGCGAAATATACTAGAGCGTTTCAATCGTCTTCGAAAAGGTGAAGGATTTTACTTTGCAAAGGGAAAAGGTGTACAACATGAAGGTACACAGTTCATGCCTGGAGGAACTGGGTATATAGAGATACCATTTACCTATAATCCTAATCCAAAAGGGAAAAGAGCCAATGAACCAAAATTTACGTTTGGCGAAGGTCATTTTACAAACCCTGAAGGTAATAATCCTGTATTTTGGATGCGTGCATCAGAGCGTACAGATGAGCAAGGTAATCGCATATTATTTATAGAAGAAATTCAATCTGATATGCACCAAAAGGTAAAACAAAGACCGAATACGTTTTCTTATGCTAAAAGACAAGATTCTCCTGGAATGATAGACAGTAATATGGCATTAAAACAATTTGATAATTTAAAAATAGAACTAGGCAAAGTAACTGATCAAATTGATAAAATTACAGGACACACAGATCCATCTGCAGCTACTATTATGGAAAGATTAAAAGTTAAGCGTGAAGCAATTCGTACACAAATGGAAGAGTTACAAAATTCAATCTTAAACGCCCAAACTCCAAGAAATGAAAATGTATTTCCAGAAGGACCATTTAAAAAATCAGAAAACCAAACTAAAATAGCATTAAAAACAGCAATTAATCTTGCAACAAAAGAAGGATTTGATGGCGTGGCAATTGTCACTGGAAAAGCAAAGAATAAGTTCGCGAATGCGTCTGGTGAGACAGCGAAAGGAAATCTTGGATTTTATGATCAAATTGCTGTAAAAGCCATGAAGAATGTCGCAAAAAATTTAGACCTTGATTTTTCTGCTACAAACATTAAAGATGGGACTGGAAATACATGGGCAAAAATCCCCGTAATAAATTTAAAGGAAGCAACAATCAACACATCCGTAGATATGTATAAAGCGGAAGGTGGTTACATCCACCGTCCATCTTTTGTTGATGTTATTCCTACACTATGATAGGATGAAATAATGGTAAAACCAAAAACAAGACCAATTTCAAACAGTACTATTGAAAAAGCAATTGATGCTCTAGCGTCTGCTGGAGTTGACATAGGCGCAAATGAGCGTGCAATGGATATTGAAGTTCCTGATGAAAAAACAGTGAATTTTGAACCTGAAGTTGATATTAATGAATTACCTGATGGTGGTGTGGATGTAAATTTTGATCCAAACGCACCTATTGACCAATCACAAATTGCATTCGGAGATAATTTAGCAGAGTACATTGAAGAAAATGATTTGCAAGTATTATCAAATGAACTTGTTGCATCATATGAAGCAGATAAGTTTTCAAGAAAAGATTGGCACGATACGTATACTAAAGGATTAGATATGCTTGGGTTTAAGTATGAAGATCGCACACAACCTTTCCAAGGTGCAAGTGGCGTTATTCATCCACTCTTAGCAGAATCTGTCACACAATTTCAAGCACAAGCATATAAAGAATTATTACCCCCAGGTGGACCAGTTAATACAGAAATAGTTGGTGAAATTACACCTGAATCAGAACAACAAGCTAAACGTGTAAAAGATTATATGAATTATCAAATTACACATGTAATGAAAGAATACGACCCAGATATGGATCAATTATTATTTTATTTACCATTATCTGGCTCAGCATTTAAGAAAACATATTATGATGCAGCATTACAACGTGCTGTTTCAAAATTTGTATCTAGTGAAGACTGTGTTGTAAATTACATGGCATCATCTTTAGAAGATGCGATAAGAATAACACATGTAACAAAAATTGATGCAAATACACTTCGTAAGCAACAAGTAGGTGGTTTTTATAGAGATGTACCAATTACATCAGGTTCAGTTTCTACAGCTGATGATATTGAAGATAAAATAAACGAGCTCCAAGGAACAAGTGATGGTTCAGCTGGAGATGATGAACACGTTCTTTTAGAAATGCATGTTGATGCAGATGTTCCAGGGTTCGAGGACCAAGATGGAATTAAACTTCCATACATTATAACAATAGATCAATACTCAACTAAAATTCTTTCCATTCGAAGAAATTGGAATGAACAAGACCAATTAAAAAATCGCGTAGATTATTTTACACACTACAAGTTCCTCCCAGGATTAGGCTTCTATGGATTTGGCCTAATACATATGCTTGGTGGATTGTCAAGAACTGCAACAAGTGTTTTGCGGCAGTTAATTGATGCAGGTACTCTTGCCAATCTTCCAGCAGGTTTTAAATCACGTGGCATGCGTATACGTGATCATGATGAACCATTACAACCTGGTGAGTTTCGCGATGTCGATGTTACAGGACAATCAATAAAAGAATCGCTATTACCACTTCCATATAAAGAACCTTCGCAAGTATTATTTGCTTTATTAGGTTTCTGTGTTGATGCGGGTAAATCATTTGCAGCAATAGCAGACATGAAAATGGGTGAAGGTAATGAACAAAACCCAGTTGGAACAACTTTAGCGCTACTTGAGCGTGGAACAAAAGTGATGAGTGCAATTCATAAAAGATTGCATTACGCACAAGGTGTTGAGTTTAATATGCTTGCGCGTTGCTTTAAAATGTTTCTTCCACCAGAATACCCATACATGGTACGTGGTGGAAACAAAATGGTTAAACAAACAGATTTTGATGATCGTGTTGATATACTACCTATATCTAACCCAAATATATTCTCAATGTCACAACGTGTTATGTTGGCGCAACAACAATTGCAATTAGCAATTTCTAATCCACAGTTACACAATATTCGTGAAGCATACAGAAGAGTATACCAAGCGTTAGATGTTGATAATATAGATGCATTATTAAAACCAGATCCAGACCAACCAATGCCTATGAGTCCGGCTATGGAAAATTCATTGGCGATGAAAGGTACACAACCAAAAGCATTTCCACAACAAAATCATACAGCACACATGAATACACACGGTGAATTTGTGGCAACACGTATGGTTCAAATTAATCCACAATTGTACGCAATGATGGAGGGGCATATTTTAGAACATATTGCAATACTTGCAGCAACACAGGTTGAAGAAGAAATGAAAGAACAAACAATGCAAGTACAACAAATGGCACAGCAAGCACAACAAAATCCACAAATGGGGCAACAAGTTCAAATGGCTGCACAAGAATTACAGTCACAAAAAGAATCACGTATTGCTGAATTGGAATCAGTAATGGTTGCTGAAATGCGCAAAAAAGAAAAAGAAGCAATGGAAAATAATCAAGATCCACTTGTTAGATTAAAACAACAAGAAATTGATCTTAAAGCTGTTGAAATGAATATGAAAGGTGAAGCAGAAGATAATAAAATTATGGCGGACATTGGAATAGAAGCTGAAAAACTTGATCTTGAAAGAGATAAGTTAAAAGCGGCATTACAACAAACTGTTGTAAAAGAAGGATTAAGTGCTATAAAAGAGTCTGATCAACAAACAATTGACGAAATAAAAGAAAACATGCAAACTTTACGTGAAGATAAAAAACTTCGTAGTACAGAAAGAGTGGCGGCTATGAATTCAAGAGCGAGGTCAAATGGACGATCAGATAAAAATAATAAATAAAGCTATGCAGTCCTTAGAAAAGGCTGCAAGAAGCGAGATTAAAAAAGATGAAGATAAGTTGCTTGTTGCAAGTGCCTTAATGGCAGTAACAAGAAATTTGTATGTAGAAGCAATTGGTGCTGATGATACAGCCCAAGTGTTTGCAAGTATTGCGGATAGTTTCTTCTTGACTGAAGAGATAATTACACAATATAAACCAACAATACATTAGGAGGAAAATATGAATTTATTAAAAGATTTATGGGGACACCTAAAAGAATGGAATGAGTGGAAAATGAAGGACTGGATAAAGGCCGGCATTGTAGCAATCATTGTTCTTATTGTCCTTAAAACTGTAATAATTCCAGGTGCGTAATGAGTGCACGTGAAGCATATATAGCAGGTTCTAGTGGTTCCAGAGTAAATCCTGGAACCACTAATAAAGAACGTGTTGCTTTTAACAGAGGTAGAAAATCTTATAGAAATAAATTTAATAGAAATAAATTTAAACCAGACAGAAGTCAACGAAGAGGTTTTTTGGGAGACCTAAAACAAATGGGTAGTGACTTAAGTAACATAGGCCCAATAAGAGACGCTACAAACATGGCTAAAGATGTCATAGTCGATCCTACTAAAAAAGGTATTGGTAAATTTCAAGAAGTTATGTTCCCTTTATTACAAAGTGGTATGAAATTTGTAAAAAATATAGGAGATAACCGTGCACAAGCACGACAAAATAAAGAAATTTTAGGCGATCTATATACTGATGATTTAAGAAAATCCATGATGACTGATGATAATCTTGCGTTTTATAATAAATATAAAAGACTTGCTGATTTAACGAGCGATAATACAGAAAAAGCTCGTTTAATGGATGTTGCTAACACAGCATTAAGAAATGCGCAAATAACAAGAAGAATTAATTATAGTTTAGGTGATTTAGGTTTCGATACAGTTGCTACTCCTGGAGTAGCAAACATAGATTACAGTACACTAGCAAATAGAATGGTTGGTGGAACTGATAATTCTATGGGACTTGAAGGTACAGCAGCTGGAAAAGAATTTTTAAAAAGGGCATCTATAGCACAAGCAAATGAGACTGGTGCTGGCATGATTGGTAATCAATTAGCTAATTATGGTGATTTAAGACCTACATATACTGTCCCTGTAACAGATGAGGGAATGGAACAAATGGGATTAATAGAAAATTTAAGTCCTTTTGAATTGTATAAAATGAGAAGTCAAATACAAGGGAGAGGTGGATTTACACAACCAAGCGCAGGAGCTATAGCTGAGTATGCAACTGATATTAATAATATTACTCCTGGTGCAGCTATTCTAGGAATGCAAGGATTAGATCCTAGTATTATTAGTAATATGAATATTGCTTATGTTCCTCCTGGTTTTGGAGATGAAGATGAAGATGAAAATTTTATGGGTTACAATAGAATATAATGCCAGAACTAGATTATTTATATGGTACTAAAAAAGTTTCAACAGGGACACCTAATTTTGGCCCACCTTCTGCTAACACATCAAATCAAACTTCATATCAAGATCCAAGAGAACAAGGAATTATGGCGGCAGCAACTGCTAATATGCCTCTACCTCCAACTCCTAAAGTAACACAAATACCAACTGGCGGCGATTTTGGTGGTTATGAAACAGCACAACAGCAATATGCAGCAAGTGTTTTAGATTATCAAGATGACGCTGGTATAGTAGGTGGCGGAGTTGGTTTAGGATCATCAGGATATCTTCAAGAAACAGATGAACCTGGAGTTTATTATACAACTTACCCTGAAGGAACATCTGCATATTCTCCTACTGGACTTATTACAATGTCAGGAGGAAATGCTTTATATGAAAATGATGAACTTATTGAAGGAGAACCATTACAGCATCACATTTATAATCCGTATTCCTTTGATCAAAATTTTTATGGTATGGATGATTTTGATTATGGTTTTTATGGTGGAGGACCAACTGAAGTATCAGAAACATTTGCTGGTGCACCTTGGTCACAAATAGGATTAGATGAAATATTAGCA